TTAGGCCACGCTCGCGGACCAGTCGGGAAGATCGTTCGCGCCTGCTCCCGGAGTCGTTGTCGGGGTCAGCATCGCGCTGTAGTCCGGCTGATAGATATCTGCGCTTAGCTGCTCTGGCTGGACTGTACCCTGCTGCAAAAGTTGGCGGAAGACGGCTGGGTTCATTCCACCGCCTGCACCAGGCAAGGTCGAGAAAATCTTTGCCAGCGACGAGATCGCATTGGTGGATTGGGTGTTGGGATTGACCGCTCCGCCGCCGAGGTTAAGCGCCTGCAGCGCGTTCTGGTAACCCTGCTGCTGGTTCTGTTGAATGTAAGGCGCGATCGCTTGCGCGTAGACCTGCTGGGAGATTTCAGGCGAATCGGTCAGGCCGCGTGTGGCTAAGTCGGCCTGAGCCTGGTTGGCGACTCCAGTTTGTAGGCCAGCGGTCAGTGGCTGGGTGAATTGCGCGGCGTAGGCGTTCATCTTGGCTGGATTCTGCGCATAGGAGCGGAGTTGATTCTGGTATTGCTGGTTTTGATACTGGTTGTAAAGGTTATAGGCCGAGGAGCCGAGCGATGCAACTTGCGTGGCCGGGCCAAGGATGGGAGCAAGCGAACTCATGATTTCCGGCATTGAATTAGACTCCTTCTTCTGACCTAGAAAACTGGATTGGACAGTTCAAACTTAGCTTGAGGCTGCGCCGGCGGCGTCTGCCAGTTGCCGCCGGAGATTGCCGAAGATCCTGCTCCGCTGCCGAGCGCTCCTCCACCTCCTCCGTTGCGCAAGGCAGCCAGAATTGCCGCGATATTGGGTGACCCCGCGGCGGCAGAGGTTGCATCAGGCGTGACAGGAGAACTGGTCGTGCCTACACCACCGGCGGTGCCTGCCCCTGCGCTACTTCCACCCTGATACCCTGGATACCCAGCCAGCAGATCAGTCAACGCCGAGGTTCCCGAGTCAGTCAGCGATCCACCGGTCTGCGCTTGAGTTTGGCCCTGCGCCCCAAGAACCGCTTCCTGCTTGGTCAGGTTGGCTTGGTTGGCCGCAGCTTGTTGCTGTTGAAGCAGCGCGGCGGCATTGGCCTTCTGCGCGTCAGCCTGCTCGTCTCCCGACTTGACGCCTTCGTAAATCGAAGTTCCGACTCCGGCCGCGCCAACAGCAGCAGAGATCAGAGTGGCTACAGTAGCTGAGATCGTGCCTGACATTGAGTGGATTCCTTTCTCTGGGCTATTGTCCAGTAATTGTGACCGTATCGTGGCTTCCGTCCTTGCGCGATAGGAGCTGGTTTGCCTCGGCAAAGACTAGGTCTTCAGCTTCGGCAACGGATTGGACTGTGGTCGGGAAAATCATCGTCATCTCGACCGGACCGTGAGTCCAGAAGAATTGCTTCCGGCCGGCACAGCCGGGAACGACGTTGTAGCCGGTAAGTTCTATCCGCTCGTCGCCGATCAACACCGAGCAGTCCCCGTGGACGATCAACATGGTGGCAAGCCGGATAAGCGAGCCCATCATTTTCGTGTTGGCCGGAAGCCGGATCGTACGGGCATACATGCTGCCGTGAAAGAGATGTTCGGTAGTAAGAGGTATTTGCGGACAGGCTGAGATGAGTTGGTTGATCTCATCCAATTGAGCAAGCATGGCCGGAGTTGGAGGGATCAATGCGGCGAGGATCGGAGGAAGAACAGGAGGCAAAGTCAGGATGGTCGCAGCAGCCCCAGTAGCAGAGGTCGAGATGGCCGTAGTTCCAGCGCTCACACAAATCTCCTCGTGTACTGCAAGTGGGTCAGGCTGTAACCGGCGCGACGAGAGAGAACTTTGTCTAGTTTACTTCCAGTCCGAGGCAAGAAAGTCAGCCTCGCGCAACCTGATTCTGCAGTGAACTCCTCCACAGCAGCGATCAGTTTCTCTCCTGCTCCAGTACTGCGGTAGTCCGGTGCTACAAACAAGCTCTCAACTACAGCCATCCGCTGACCGTTGTGTGGCATGGCACTGACAAGAACGGACACGAAACCAATCAGCGTGTCGTTCGAGTAGGCAGCAAAGCAGCGTAGCACTCCAGTTTGTTCCATCGCTACGTAGACTGTTTGTTGTGGGTTGGAGTCGGGCTCTGTGCACTCTTCGGCATAGGCTTGAAGCAGTGTAGGATAGTTCGCATCGTTGAAGATGTCGAGGACGCTGACTGGTTTGATCTCAGACCCGGCTCTGGTGTCGATCGGAATATCAGTCTCAACTTCAGCCTCGACCTCAACCTCAACGCTATCAGCAATCACATCAACCTCCCCACGCCCATCGACCCTTGGAAGGGAAGAATTGCCGCGCCGGGCAGCGAGGCAATGATTCGGGCCAGCTTGACCTCCTCAGGACGGTTATCCGCAAGGAGGGTAAGGAACCCGACGCAGCCGCGGCTAGCCGCCTCGGCGAAAACCTGCGGCAGAGCTTCCATAAACCAGTTTAGCGGAATTTCAAGCGGGAGTGGGGTTAGGGACAAAACTCGCCACAACACCAACCAGCCGTGCGAGAAAGAGGTGACGACGACAGCGAAAGGACAGGTGTGGTTGTTGATGTCGGCTTCAACAACCCAGACCCATTCAGGAACAAGGTAGGGCATGCCTGTGTCAAGCAGCGCGACGGGAAGCGTAGTTTGCTCGTCCTCGCGCAGGTTACGTGCGCGGACGACCCTGACTCGACTGCTCTGGCTGCCTGATCGATCACCTGATCGCTCACCTGCCTGCTCCACATCCGATCTCACGAGATAACCCTCCTGGCCATCGCCGACTTCGGCACAATGGCCCAGTCCACTGAGTCGATCACCCCCGCCGCGCCGCCATTCGAGCCGGAGATGTCAAGATGAGCGCGCTGCCCCGAGCGCATAATGTTTATCCTGGCTACGAACATCGAATCCCCTTGCGGGACAACGTCAATCGCGCACGAGCCGAGGTTGGTCCCATCCAGCCAGAGAGAGGCAATGATCGATTGAACCATGGCGACTGACCCATAGCCGGTAATCGTGGCCTGCTCGTAGAAGATGCGCTGAGTCTGGCCCTCGCCGAACACGTCTGGTGTGCGAAAAGACCACTGAACGTTGCTCTGATCCGACGCGCCTGTGTCCCAGGTAGTGTCTCCCGCTTGCATGCGTTGCAGGCTGCCGTCGGATTTGCCAGCCAGAATCAGCGGGTATCCCTCTCCGGTTGACATAGTTGAGAGAGTGGTAATCTGCCAGGGAAGATCAAGTACGGCCCAGGATTTCATCACCAAGTCGTAGCAGAAGAGACGAGTCAACACGCCTCCCGGTGCCGTGGTTGCAGCAACCAGCGGCATCGCGCACAGGTACATTGGAGGAGTAGTAGACTGCGCAGATTGTGAAAGATAGACATATAATGGGCTGATTGGAGTTAGGTCTTTCTCGGAGTCTACTCCACCAAACAGGTAAGGCCGGATGTCTTCTGAAATCAGCCGGTCGTTGATTCCATCAAACACAGCAAACCCGAGGTGGGTGAAACGTACTACGCCGAATCCCGGAAGGAACTGAATCGAGCGCGCCGCAATGCAACCCAGATTGGTCTGTGCCGGTTGAATCTCGAATGAGGTCGACCCAAACACTCCAATGGCCTGATAGGTCGTAAACTCCTTGAACACACAGAGAGATCCGGTCGGAGAGATCCCCAAGGCAGCGATCGTGAATGTTTGCAGGCCGGTGATTTGAGTTCCGTCATTACGCCCGATGAACGCAGTGTTGACTGGGTTCCACGAGTTCGGGTTGTTCGAGTCAGACATCTTCAAACAGGATGGTCCGTCGAGCCCATCGAAGGTGTCAGCTGGGGAAGTGTTGGCCAGCCAGAGCGATCCCGCGTAGGACACGGCGTGCGCGGCACCACGGGGAGCAGTAGTGGCGACGATAGGTCCCTGCGAGGTCCAGATTACAGAGCCATCGGCGGTCTCGGCTCCCAGCCCGGTATTCCAGGATGGAGGCCCCGGAGTATGCGACACTCCACCCTGCGTCGCCGTGTAGTAGTTGCCTGCGCCGTCGGTCACCTGCGATCCGGTCAGCCAGTCTACACCGGCCTGCCAAGCTGGATAGGCAGCTGTGAAGGTGTTCGCGAGCGCGGACACTGTAGCGCTTGCACCTTGAGAGGGATCTACTAGTTGAGGAGCATAGCCGTTGCCGAGAATCAGGATGGATTTTCCGGCAAACTGAATGATTTGGGGGATAGGCCCTACGGTGCCGGTCAGTCCTCCGTAAGGAGAGAACCCCGGAAGGAGTTGCGGCGTAAAGGTAGGACTGCCTGGTGCAATGTTCGCGGGCCACGCGCCGATGTTGGAAGGCGGCACAGGCTGAACCCCAGAGAACGGAAATAGCCCCGCAGTGACCGCCGTAAAGGAGATGGTGTAGCCAAGCCCAACAACGACCGGAGCGCCAGAGTAGAGCTGGATTATGTAAGTCGTGTTGACAATAGGCAGGGGAATGACCGGCGGAGTAACAGGAAGAACTCCAGTAAAGGTGGCCGTGGTGACAACTGCTACCGACAACAAGAAGACGTAATTGGTTTTCTGAGAAGCTCCGTGTCCTGTGGTGAACACGTAATAAATGCTATACCCGATAGCGTTGGCCACAGCATTCCAGTTAAAAGTCACACCAGAGAATGTGGAGCCGGTGGTAAACTGGGCCGTCTGTGCGGCTGTGTTGCCTGAGGTGTAGTTGGCTACGATTGCGAACTGGTAAGTTCCGGCAGCGTTGTTCGCCCCGGCGATGGGAGTGGCCGTGAACCCGGTAACATTGGCCAGAAAAGGCGTGGCCGGGTAGGCTAGTGCGACGTACCAGGGGTATTGGCTGATGTTGAGATTGGCGAAGGCGGATAAGGCGGCGAGAAGCGTCGAGGGGATCTGGCCGATAGAGAGCGAACCGTCAGCAACCTGGAGAGAGCCGCGCTGCGTGAAGAGGAGATTGGAGAGGCGAGTCAAGGCACCGGGAGGCTGTGCCAAAACTCCAGTCGATGCCACAAGTTTTGAAAACTTTTTTTGACTTACGATTTTCGCACTCATGGCAAAATCACGCCCCCAAACATCCCCCCTGCACCCGAAACTGTTTCAACCCCTGTCGCCCCGCCAGCCTGCACCCTCTGCCTCGTCATAACCTGCCTGTTCCCCTTTATCGCGAGACATTTCTGCTCGACTGACTTGAGCAACCCGGCTTGACCCTCTACGTCCTGTTCAGCTCCCTTGAACCGCGACGAGAGGTAATCCTTCAAGGCGTCGATCCAAGCCGGAGGGAGGCCAAGTTGGTTGGCCGCCTGCCCTTGCGTGTAGTGAGTCGGGTAGCGCAGGCCGGTCAGGTAGAGGTTGCATTCGAGCAGCTGGGTTCCCAACGGCCAAGCCGTCGCGAATGTCCCGCCCATGCCGCGCGATACTCCAGTCAACTGATTCGATGCGTTGCCTGAGTAGTAGACCAGTTCGCAGGCAGAAGGATCAGAGGGATAGGGACCGAGGAGGGCCAGTCCGAACCCCAGAACCCATCCTGACGATCCAGACGTATAAGGGATCGAGGTGGCACTGGTCGAGAGCGCACCAGAAAGCGTGCCGTTGCCTGACGTACGCGAAGACTGCGGATAGAACTCAACCTGCTGAATCACCGAGTCTTGGTTGATCACACCCGTTCCTGAGATCCCAACGACATTGGCGTGCCGGAAGACATCAGATTTGTTCCCGGAGGTCATCGGCCAACCGTCGTAGAACTGGTTGTCGATCTTGCGCCAGTTGGAGATCAGTTGGTATTGGGCTTGGCCAGAGGTGCTCGGGATGCCGGTCACGTCGCGAATGCCTTCAGTCAGGCCGGTCAGTACGTCCAGTCCCTCGTTGATCCATCGATAGAGCGCCGCAGCAGAGAGCGCAGTTCCGTCGGTGTCAGGTAACCAGGCCGAGGAGCGAGTAGGGTCGAAGCCTGGCGTGATCGCGCCCTGACCAGCGCCTGTGCCTGAGAGAGTAAACGCTAGCGAGAATGCGCCAACACCTCCGGCAGGGACTGTGTAGGAGGAGTAACGATCTTCCAGGCCGGTGCCGGCAAGAGTGAAGTAAACCCGGATTGCAGTTGCCGTGTAGGAGCAGTTGCCGGCCACGGTAAAGGTGGCTCCGATCGCGCCGGTCGTAAGGACGACCTCAGTTGAGGGGGCGGATTCTCCCCAGGGGGTTAGCTGGGTGACGGTAAACCAGATCGAGAGCGAGCCCGGAGGCGTGGGAGTGACGGTTACAGAGGAAGGAGGGGGGAGAGAGGTAGGTGGATCTGCAGCCATTTCGCGCAGGGCCATCAGAACGTCGCCTACGAGGGACCATTGGGACATGACTACTTCCTTCCTGCGGCGCGCGGAGGAGTGCGCTTGGTAGGTGTACGCGTTGCCTTACGACGCTGGATACGAGCGTCTTCGGCGTCCGCATCTTGGCTCATACGAGCTTGGTCATAGACTTGCCCACCACGGGCGACATCACGCATGTAGTTCTTGTTGTCGTTCCAGTTGTCTGGGGCTTTGGCGTCTGCATAAGCGCTGGACCACGCACGACGTTCACCCGGTGCACCGCGCCATGCATAGTCCTTCGCATTGCGTGTTCCTACGATTTGGTATCCATCACGTTGAGCCAAGGCAGACTCCCTTCTCCCTCAAGAAAAAGTGGCGGGCGGCCCTCGGTCAGTAGGACCCCCCGCCGGATAGTGGGCAGCGGTTAGGCGACAGGAGACAGCAGCGAACGCGGCGAACGCGGCGAGCCGAGACTCGCCGATTCAGTCGAACTATACCAGTGATACCTCTGCGTCGATAGGCACCAGCGAACTCGTGCCTGTGCTCAGCCCGACGTTGAACCAGACCTGCGTGATCGCGACGTCGGTCTTGAACTCACCGGTATAGTCAACGTTGCCGCCGGCCGCAGCTACTGGAATGGTCGCAACAGTCCAGAGGGTGTTGCCGTCGGTAACCTGTACGGCGAGCGAGAGGACTGAGGTCGAAGTCGCGCCGACCAGCCGCAGATGCCACTTGCCGGAGGTTGGGGTCGGGCCACCGGAAAGGTTAAACCCAGTACCGCCGGTAACAGGTGTGGTTGCGGTATTACCGATGATGATCGTGACCGCCGATGTGTTCGAGGTGCCGGAGGTGGCTGACCCATAGTACGACGGCGAGCCGAACCCCGGCATGCACTGTGAAACTGGATTTGCAAAAGGTAGCGCCATGAGAGTTCTCCTTGGGGGAGGGCGGGAAGGAGGTTGAATCTAGGCCGCGCCTAGTCTGCCTCTCCCGCCCGGCTCGTGGTTAAGTGATCGAGGTGATGGCAACGTTCATACGCGGCGAGATGCACGAGAGATTCCAAGTCAGGTACATGCACGACACGAGAACGCGCTGGTTCGAGGGTTTGAGGAACGGATCGACGTTGAAGTAATCCGCCTCGTGGAAAACTGGGAAGATATACTTCGAGTTCAGCAACAGAGCCTGATTGGCGGTTGCGAAGTAATCAGCGACCGTAACCGCGTTGTTGAACAGGAAGTGATTGCGGAAGCCTACCTGCAACGCCTCATCATCCTGCATTCCCTGGCCGAAGCGAATGTTGGAGACGAAGTTGTTCTTGAAGGCCGCGTAGCTGGTGCGATTCATCACGAACAGGTCAGGCTCGTCGTAGCCCCAGGTGACGGACTGGTACGGAGCCTCGGCGATGGTCGAGGAGAGTGCAGTGGAAGAGCCTGAGACGGACGTAGCTGGTAGCCACCACGAGTTCGCCGATAGCGCGCGGTTGATACCGGCGATCGTGTTCGTGGTGGTGACAACCCACGAATTCAGATCGTCCACATCAAGCGAGGTGTTCTGCGGCGAGCTGTGCCAGAGAGCGCGCGAGAGCTTCTGAAGGAAGGAGCCCGAGGCCGTCTGGAACTTGGCGCGGATGATGTCGAGATTGTTCGAGCCGCCGCGGTTCAGGATGATGTCGGTAATCGGAATGACTACCGGCTGACGGTATGGCTTCCACTGTTGGTTCGCCGGCTGCACTGAGTCTACCACCGAGGTGTCGAGAAGCTGGTCGCCGTAGTAGGCGCCGCCCGGCAGTTCCTCTTGGTAGATCTCTGGAAAGATCAGTTCACCAGCTCCGAACCGCTTGCCCTCGCGTGTCAAGGCCCAGAATACCGGAGAGGGTTTGAACACGTTGTCGCCGAGGACGGGGACGATAAATTTCTGGGAGATCGCGTTGACGGTGTTTGAGAGCTGTACCGGCGGCGATGCTAGTCCCAGTCCAACCACGCTATTTGCCATGATGGCTGCTCCTGGTCGAACGAACGGGGGAGGTCGCCGACGGGGTTAAGGGTTGAGGTTTAGGGAGGGGACCGAGGGACAGGCCTGCCTCCTAACGAAACTCGCTACTGCACTGTACCGAGGCCGGCCGAGGAGAGCGCTGACTTGAGCACATCCTCGTCCGACATGGCTGCGGCCATCGCTTCATCAAACGTCTTGACAACCTTGACTGTCTCGCCCTTGGCGTTCTTCCGTTCGTTGAACGGATTGAATTCGCCTTCAGCAACCTTAGCCAAGGAATGGAGTGGATTACGCGATTGAGGAGGAGTCAGGGCGGATAACTTATTATTCTGCTCCAGTTCCTTGGCGAGGCGGGTTTTCTCAGCCTCTCGCCATTCGTTCTGCTCGGCCTTCTTTCGCGCGTCCCAGGTCAGCCGGTCTACTGCTTCGTTGATCTGAAGGAAGCCGTCCTTATCTTTGAGCTGGTGGTCGTGGGCGTACTTGTAAGCGGCCTCGTAGTCCACTGTGACGCCTTTGGGGAGGTCCTTGGTGGCCTGGGCGAATTGTGATTGGTACTGATCGTTCAGGTAGCGCCCGACCGAGGTGTTCACGACACCGGTAACCTTGCCGAGAGAGTCGGTAAAGGTGTTCTTGAGTGAGTCGAACTGAGAGGGAAGGGCGTCGAGCTTGGTGCGAAGTTCGGTCAGGGTCTTGTCACGCTCGGCCAATTCCTGCTTCATCGCCTTGACCACGGGGCCAAGGAGAGGGTCGTTCTCGTCAAGGTTGTATTCGGCAGCGGCGGCACGACGGAGGTCAGCGGTCGCGTGTGTGGCGGCTGTAGCGTCCGTGGCAGTCTGGCGTGTCGTGGGCGGGACGATATTTCCTTTGTCATCCATCCATCCAGCGGCCAGAGCCTGCTGGAACTTGGCTGCAAAGGCAAGTTCGGCGTGGCCGAGTGTGTTCTGGCGCTCTTCGATTTGCCGAGTCAAGGCTGCACGTTCAGCTGCTGGCAGAGCGCGGATCTCGCCGACTTGAACTGTGGACCCGTCTGGCAGGTTCAGCACCATGTCGTCCGGATACTTGCCGTTCTTGAGAATGTCACTAAGGGCCATGGGGGACTGCTCCTTCTGATCTAGATGGCCGAACTATGCGCTCGGCTGTGAAGCCATGTCCATTCCGGTCATACCAGGTTGTCCGGCCGGGTTCGGAATGGCTGCGTTGTTGGCGATCGGACCGGCGGCGGCCGTGGTGGCTGCGGCCTTCTCCGCTTCTTGGATTGCGTTGTCGAGGTACTTTACGACGTTGGCCATATTGCGCGACACGCCGGGCATCGTGAAGACAGCTCGCGTGTAGGTCTGCACGGCAAGGGACTTCTGAGAGGTCAGAGACTTGACCATCGCGTCGGGGTCCGCGCCTTGGAGCTCGGCCAGCTGTTGAGAGAGTTGAAGACCGGCGGGAGTTGTGGGAGGAGAGTCGGGACTGGAACCGCCAGGGCCGCCGGGTCCAGGAGGTCCAGACTGACCGACCATTCCCGGAGGAGGCGGCATAGGTCCGCCAGGGCCAATTGGAGGTCCACCAGGCCCGCCCGCCCCGCCTGCAAGCTTCCCGATCAATTGCCGGGCCATCATCTGCACGAGAGCGGGATTGGAGGTTGCCATTGGATTCCCTCTTGAATCGGTTACGGTTAGGTTGGGCCGAGTCAGGCTTGGTTGACTACGCACTCGCTTGACAACGCGTCTACCAACCCGGCTTCGGCCCGCCTTCAGGGATGAGTCCAAGCGGGTCCTTAGGCTGCGCGATCGGATTGTTGTTCACGTCAGGGCCGGGCTCGTTGCCAACGCGACCGACAGTCAGGGGGGATTTAAGGACCTTCTCATCGAAGGTGTTGCCCATCGCTTCCTTAATCTTTGCCATCTCTGTGCTCCTCGCTGCTTTGGTTGCTAGTTGCTGGTTGCTGGTCAGGCTACTTCCTGCCCACGCTGCTCTTGCCTACGCGGCGCTCGACCTTTCGGGTCATCCTGGCTACCGCGCGTTTGGTTCCTACTTCGGACTTCATCGTTTTCATTGGTTGAACTCCTCAAGTGGGACTTGGGACGGTTGATCAAGGTGTTGCCACGCTGACTTGTCCGTCCCTCCTCCTGTCTTGCGCATCGAACGCTTTCGGCGGGGAGGGGCGAGGCCTAGTCCCCCACCAGTTCCCACCCTTGCCGCCGAACGCAGCACAGAGGACGAATCCACTGACTGCTACTTGCGAGCGGCGGTGCGCCGACGCCGAACGGATCGCCTTCCTCCGCGAGAAGCCATGCGTACCTCCTTCGCTCCGGTTGCCCGAACTGCGAACAGGTAAGAGAGGATAGTTGAGATCCTGTCTACCGATACGGCCAGGCGGCTAAGAAGACGAGGCGCGAAGGCCAGCAGCACCGTCTCCGGGTCGAGCTAGGTCCGGGCAGAACTCTTGCGACTAGCGCCAGAGTTCCTTGCGGCCTTGGCACGCATGTCACGCAGAAACTTCCGAGATTGGCCATAATCCTTGATGACGCTGGACTGCTTAATTGCGGGGGTTCCGGCCATCTTGGTGGCTCCTTTCGGAAGGTTAGTGCGCGCCGTGGGCTGAGAAGTTTAATCAGGTCAGGTAGAGGCGGGACGAGTCCAGTCCCCACCTGCGCTGATTACTTCCGCTTCTTTTCCTTACGAACGTGACGCTTTGTCATTGGTGAATCTCCTTCCGCACAAGTCGAGGCGCGAGGCCACAGCAGAGTGCGATTAGAAGAATGGTAGCGCAAGACGGAGAGAAATAGGGGGATGGGTAATAACACCAAGTAGAACGAGATAGGGTGGGGACGGGATGAGGCCAGTCGTGCGCCAGAATAGCTCAGCGATCAGAAAACATTCTTAATGAACACCCGCGCTGAGTGCAGGCCACCGTGCCGTGTTTGATAGACCGGGATGCCAAACTCAGCAAGAGTCCCGTTTCGCAGCCAAGTGTAGATGGTATGCAGAGGCCGGCCCGTCACGCGAGAGAACTCGACGGCGGTCAGCCAGTGTGCTCGCCAATTGTGTGCGGACAGGCGAGAGGAGGAGGCGGGAGATGCGGGAGAAGTGGAAAGTGTAGTAAGGGCAGGGGACTGAACTGGATCGGATTTCTTGGTTGCAGTAGAAGAAGGCTTTGACCGCACAGGCTCCACTTCAGTTCTCATCACACTCCCAAGGAGTTCCTAGCGAGAAGGATAGGCCTAAAAGGAGGACGGGTCAAGAAATTATTTATGGCGCACAAGAGGATTGCTCTTGACACGTATAGATAAACTCTATACAGTAGATCCATGACAAACCGGATCTCAGTTGCGTATCGTGTAACCGAGAGGACGGTGAAGTGGATAGTTGCCCTCTCGGAGTTATTGGGCCTGTCTAAAACCGGCGTAGTTGAACGCGCCGTGCAGGAACTGGCTCAGAGACAAAAACTTTAACAATTCAGGTTTGGTAAGTCGTGGTATGGCAGGCTTGGCTAGGGTACGGCAAGGCCTGGTGAGGTGCAAATAAGCACTTGGTCAGTTATCGTCCGAGTGCTTATTTACTTTCTACCACTTCTTATTTTTGCCAAGGCCTGAAGCGCTTGCTCTGTTTTCTGTTCAGATGAAACACCCTCTGGATCAGGATAACCAAGCGTTCGTAGGCCTCTTTCGGTACCTATTACTCCTTTTTCCATCAAACTAGGGGTAAGTTTACGAATCACTGCTTCACTGAGGGGTCTAACGCTGGCATCGTCCAGAGCAAGGTCATAAGTCAGCGGATCAACTATTCCTCCCCAACTGGCTAAAGTAACTCCCTCTGGACCTCTATAAGCTAAAGTAGACTTTTGTTGAAATTTGCACATGCAGTCAAAATAAAAAGTACCGATAGCTTCGGCCGTCTCAGCCAAGAATCGTCCGGCCAGTTGCAGCATCCCCGAGGATTGAAGGACCGCGCTGTCAAACAAGTCGGTCGAGACATTGCCATCACCGGGGTTGCCCTGTCTGGAAGCCGAAAACCCGAGGCAGTCGTTCTGCAAGGCGAGCAACTTCTCCGCGCCTTGCAACGCGCCCGACCCCATAGCGTTCGGGGTTACGACCTGCGGCGGACGCGAGTTCGGCTTGATCATGCAGACCTCGCCGGGGAGTCCGCCAAATCCATCCACGTCAATCCCGGTGTTCTCGTCAATGAACCACACGCCGTTGTTCATGCGTAAGCCATTCTCGAAAATCTGCGTGTAGAAACGCTGGGCAAGGCGTTGGAGATTCTCGGTCATGCGCGTCACGGGTATTCCCCACGGACCGAATAGTGGCGGCATGACGTAGTTGGGGAAGAGGGGGAAACGTGGAGCTAAAATGTCGCGGCGCGGAGGATAAGGGTTGTCGCCGTCTTGGAGAATCACACCCTCGCACTCGACCAGCCAGCGGCCATTGGGGTATTTCAGGCGGACTTCCGGTTCGATCAGCGAGGCCTGGGGAATGTCCGCCTTATCCACGGTCTCACGTGTGTAGTCCCGGCAGAAGCAGTGGGTCACCAGCACGCGCCATTCCGAGGATTGTGTACGCGCGTTCTGGCCGGGCGTGCCGGGCATGGTAGACATCGGACCGTAAGGCTGGGAGATGCCGTAGCCCGAGTCACCCGAAAACGGCTGGAACCCGCCCGAGGTATGCCGGGGCTTTATAGCCTGCGAGGTCAGTGGCCACTTCAGCCGGACATCTTCAAGGTTCATCCACGTGCGCCAGCCGGAGAACGAGGGGTTCCAGGTATAGTCCGCGCCGGGATCGAAGAAGACCAGCCTCGGGTCGGTCGACCGAGCCCACATACCGCCGCGGGCGCGAGAAAGGTCCGGATCGAACCCGGCAACGATCCACCCGGCGCCGCAGTATCGCGCAGTGAGTCCGGCCATCAGGAGATGAAGGTTCATCTTGGAGATCTGCCACTGGGCCTGGAGGGATACTTCGCGGGAGAGGTCGCGAGCGGAGGCGGAGGGCAGGCTTGGATCGGCCTGTTGCGCGCCGGCGTAGGACGGGTCAGAGGAGCCGGCTGACGGGAACACGTACATGCGCGGCGAGAGGGAGCTGACCTGGTTGGCCTCTTCGAGCATGATCCGCTGAAGCATGGGTATCGAGAGGGACGGGCGGTAGACCGGGCCGGGGGTCATCGCGTCGGCGAGGTTGTAGAGGGACTCAGCGCTCTTGGCGAAGTCCTCGCCAAGAGCCTTGTTGCGCGCGGAGTCGGAGGCCAGTACCCAATCAGCGATGTGCCGAGCGCGAGGGTCTATGTGTTCCTGCTTAGAGGATTTCTTCGCCGCGCCAATGAAGATCAGGTTTGAGATAGCGTACTCCCTCTAAGCACGTGAGCGGGTGCGACGATGCACCGCGCGCTTAGACTTTTTGTCGCCAGCGCCGATGCCTGGAAACTTGTGATGAACCGCTGCCCTGACTTTTTCCTTCTCTGCCTCAGAACCATGTTGGCTGACGCGAGCCAAAGCATTGCGCGCATGACCGGCATCAGGAATTGGATAACCTCGTTTTCCAGGCTCTACGAACTCTGACTTGGGCATGTGCTTGCGTTTTGAGTAACTGAGCTTAGCCATCTGGTTTCTCTCCTGTCAGGTTAACACCGTTTCGTCTGTTGCGGCTAGCTAGTACTCCAAGCAGCCGAAATCAATTGTGTCCGTGCCGCCTAGCGTTCCAGTCGCGGTGAAAGTTACCGTTGTCTGCGTCGAAGCGGTTTCCTGGAACTTTACGGTCGTTGTGGTGCGATCGTTCATCCAGCAAGAATAGCCGTTGGGCGCAGTCAGGTTGGTGGTGACCACTGGAGTGCAGGCAGCCTGCGCCGCGACAAACTTGCCTGCGGTTGATCCTCCGACGAGCGAGGTAGCAGTTCCGCAGCCAGTGACCGAGAATATGGTTCCTTGAGATCGAAAGCCAGGCGCGTTCACAGGCGGAGTGAAAGTAGAAGGGACCCAAACGTTCAACACGCCGTCCGTACTGAGCAGTACAGTTGAATTGTTGCCTGTCCCCTGCGGCAACACAACGCTTGTTCCAGCGCCGCAAGTATTCGCCCCAGCGGAGGTCGCCTGACAGACCGTAACGGTAAACGCTCCGGTTGTATTGTTGGCCCAAAACCACTGATTCGAGGTCGTTATGTAGCTGCCATAGGGCATTACAAACGTGGCGTTGGAGGTAAGCGTGCCTGAAAGCAGAAAAGTGAACTGAACTGCGTTGGCCCCTGTCGACGTGGTCGAGGAGGATAAGCCGGCAGGGTATCCAGTTCCTCCGTAAAGGATCGTACCTGCAGTAGGAGTGCCGGAAGTGACAGCCGTGATTTGCAAAAGCGAGTCATAGTTGCCGGCATTGACCGTGACTACATCACCCGCTTGACAGCCGCTTCCAGCCAGCCACGTGTTGATGCTGGATACCGCGCCACCGCTGCCGTTATAGAGAAGGTGCACACCAGTGCAAGCAGAGTTGAATGAATAGGTACCGCCGGTGACGCTGCCGATCGGCGCGGTTCCCATTTGCAGGTCGACCAAGGTAACCACAAAAGCATCGGTAGAGATAAGCGTAGAGAAGTCGTAAGGCATCGGCTGGGTTACTGCCGTGCTGCCATTCTGAAGGGAAACTGGAGTGCCGCCGGTTCCTGTGACTATGAGGTTGCCGTTTGCATCGCAGGCCAGAGGATACCAGACCGTGCCGCTGTTGTAATTCCCATAAAGAGCGTAAGGAGGAGGAGTGCCGGGATAAGCCGTACCTGTCGCTGCCATTGCCACGGGAATCCATATATTCGAGGGATTCAGGCAGTAGGCCGCAGCAGCTGGCGCAGCAAGTACAGAAACGGGAGTGAGGAACAGAAATATCGATAGGGCATACAAAACAAACGCACGGTGCAAAAACCTTTGCATACTAGCCTCTTTTGCTTGCGTGTTTTGGATGGTGAGCGCGACCGGACCGGCTTGACTGACCCGACTTCTGACTCTTCTTGATAACCGAGTTGGCCGCACGGATCGCTGTTCCCTCGTCCCCAGTTCGAGCCAGCATCGAGTCAGCCACCTCAGCCCACTGGCGCTTACGCTTCGGCGAACCGGCCTTGTGTGTGAATCGAGAGGAGTCGGAGGGTTGCCAAGGCATCGCGGACTACCTCCGTGTCGCGGCAGGGCGCGGCGGGGTGCGAGGAGGAGTGCGCTTGGGGGAGGTGCGGGGAACGGCCTTCTTGACTGCGGCCTTCTTGGCGTCTTCGGCCGCGGCTGCAGTCTGGAAGGATCGATTAGCCGCGCGAACTTGATCGTCGAAGTAAGGAGTGTAGCGCGGCGCGATTGGCTGATTCAACCGGTCATAAAGATTTCTCGCCTTGCGCTTCAAATCCATAACCGGCCCAAGAAAGGATTGCGCTGCGCCGTATTCTGATTCCTGGGGCATGATCAACCTCGTTTTCTCGCTGAGCCGCGCTTGCCTGATTTGCGCTCGGCCATGCGAGCTGCCTTGCGCAGGAACGAGGGGGGATGTGAACGAGACTCCTGTTCGGGAGTCTCCTCCGATTCTGGTGTGCAACGTGCGTTTTTCAACGACGGCCTCCAATTCTGGCGCGGCGCCGGGAGGGTCGACGCGCTGAGGAATGGTGCATCGCGTGGGCAGCGGGGGAGGCGGACGAACCGGACTCCCCCTCGGCAGTGGTCGAGCCAGAGCCAGATTGCCCATCCCGATAAGATTTCTTCTTGGATGATTTGATTGATCCGCCACCAAGCGCGGACTTGGCGTGCGCTAGTGCCTCATCAACGGTGGAAGCTACACGACGAACGGAGCGTCCCGACTGGTCTTTCTTGCTGGAACGTTGATGCCAGCGTACTACGTGGCCATTGTCGGCGGGTTCAATGGTGACTTCAGGTAGGCGAGGATCAGAGGTATCATCCACGGCGGCGACTCCTCTTCTCTCCCTTGCGACGTGAGGAGGAGACGCGGTGCGGAGTAGAGACTTCCGGGCCGCCGCCCGAGCGGCCAGATGGACGCGCATCGGGCGAGTTATATTCTTTGCGCAGATTGTCTGGGAGGGAGGCAGAGAACCTGGCAGGTGAGGTCGTGGAATACTTCGGTCTCGGGCTGGTGGACAAGCGAAAGCCTCCGGGCACGCCTCAGGGGGGGAGGGCGGTGCTATGGGGATGATAGCGCGGAAGAAGGAGGAGGGGGCGGGAGAGTAATAACACCAAGACGAGAAGGAATTACGAGGCGTTATTAGCCCAAGGAGGAATCAGAGTCGTCTTGTTCTGGTTCGTCGGGCTCCTGATCGACTTCCTTCTCCTCTGCCTCCGCCCCCCGCTCCAGTTCCCCTACCTCCTCCGCGTCCATCCTCAACCATCTCCCCAAGATCGTCGCCGGCGTCTCAGTCGCCTCGGCTTCGGTCTCCTTGGTCAGCAGTTCAAGATTGGTGATCACTGTGGTCACTTCCTTAAGATCGATCGCCCCGCCCATGATCAACACGTCAAGGTTGGCCATCAGGTCATGGCGGTAGGCGGCATAGGCACGAGTCTTGCTGGCCTTGCGGTTCTCGTTAAATCGCTCTCCGATCTCACGAAAGAGGCGGCGGGCATCCTGGCGGGCAGCTTCGGTAGGGATTAGCTTGGTCGGGTTGTTGGAATCAACTTGCACGCCGCTGTCGGGAGCCTTGGCGATCAGCTTGGCTATCTCGCGCGGGAGGGAGGGCTTGGCTGACCCGTCGGCGCCACCCTCAGCTTGCTTCTTCCTCCCATCTTTGGCTCCGGCCCGGACCCGTCCGCGAACCCGCCCGACTGCTGCGCCTTGATCCGAGGACTGGTCTGCCCTGACGGAGGAGGTATGCTGGACAGCTTTCGGAAAGGAAGAGCGCCGTCGCGCAGGGTCGCCTGGGCTCGGAGCAGCCTCTGACGCTCGGTTTGGCCCTCCGCTCGCTGGTTGTAAAGAACCTCCTGACGCTCCTCGGTCAGGACTGTGTGCTGGAAGCGCGTGGTCAGAGGAGAAGGTACCGACTGATTCACTAACTCCTCCGCCGGGCACGCTGCGGAAGGCTGCAAGGAGGTTGCGCTGGCGGGCTGGTCGACCGGCGACGGGGTCGGATGATCCGGCCGGCACTCCTGCGACTGGATCAACGTAGACAGAAACTGGGCGAAGGTCTGCGCTGCCTCCGAGGTCGGAAAGGAAATCAACAATTGATTCTCTCGCTGTTCGATCATCTTGAATCACTCCTCAACCTCCAATATTGTTGCTGGTTTCTCCAAGCCGATGAACGCGCCTGCGACGGACTCCACGCTTATGAACCTACCCAGAGTGTCCTTGTAACCGTTGGAACACACCTGTCTGTTGCCCCACTTATCGACATGAATGAAATACCAATGCGGCCCATTCCCGCCAGACCAAGTAACTCGAATCTTAGTCCCTTCCGGCAGATCTTCGGCTTGTTGCTGAGTTAGTCTACGCATCATATCCACTCCAGCCTGTTGGCCTTCTGCTTTCTCTTCGAGTACAACTCCAGTTTTCTCAAATGCTCGTTCCCCGTCGTCAACAACATCCCCGCCCCTGTCACCTCCGGCGCACGCAGCCACTGAGGCATTTGCCCACGCGCAGGAGTGAACCCTGCCGTCTCCAACTCTTCCTTGGTCATCAGGACATTACGCACAGATTTAGTCTGACAAGCTACTGGGTGATTCTGCTCCAGCGCTATCCAACCAAGAAATCCCGCCATTAGAACGTCGTCATGGCCAACCGCAACATTCCACCTGAAACCCACGTCCAGCTTGGCCTTCTTCATTTGTGCTACGAATTCTCTATCCTTGGGCACGACTCGCTTGTTGTGCAGTGCAGTCCGAAACAACGCGAACATCATACGACGGTAACGATCGCTGGTCTCGAAGCCAAAAGCCATTCCCTGCTTGCCCATCTCCGCCTTGTCATCACGCCCTTTCCAGCGATACTGAATGGGATAGAACAAACGATCGCGCAAAGTGGACATAACAATGTATCCAAGGTTGCCGGTAAGTTCAACGTTAATCATCGCGCCATTGAAGTAATAACCCAAAGCCGCCACAATTGGGGATAACTCCTCCGGGCTGACTCGCGACATATACCTTGCGGCCATGTCTCCGGTCTCCGCGTTCCAGCAAACCATTGCTGAGTAATCACCGGGAGCCAAAGTAGATTCCTCGCCACGTGCAGTATCCACGCCGATAAAATAATGGTGTCCCTTCTGGGGAGTTTCGTATAAGCAGAGTGGACCGTCTGTGCCTTTCTGGAGTTCTCCATGCTTGCCATCGCTAGAGAGAACGCATCTCCCCTGCCACGGGATTTTTACCACTGAGTTCTCCGCAAATTGAATTTCTTCGATAGTGAACGCAGGATTTCCCGTCGCGATGAACGCCTCTTCCGGAGTCCCAGGAAACTCTGCTCGCCACCTCTCAATGATCCCCTCGCAACGGGTAGCTAAGGTGTCACGAAACCAGGCTATCTGGCCTCGGCTGATGTGTACCCGCTTGCCAGTTTTCCAATGCTTGATGTCGTTCATCAAAAACTTCTCGTACTCATCACGAGGAGCATCCTTGGCAAACTCGTCCGGCAGTGTGTAAGAGTCGTCTCCCCACCACGGCAAGAAGACTGGCAAAAACTCGTTCTCTCCTGACATTGCTCCTTCCCAATACTGATAGTAGGCCTCGCCAGGACCCTCCATGCCGTTGGCCGTGCTCTCAATCAACGCGATGTTGTTGGGATCAGACGAGAGAGTGTTCATCAACGACGTGAAGACTCCAGGCTGGGGATAGAAAGCCGCCTCGGTCATGTGCAAGAAGGAGGAAGTCAGCCCACGCGCACCTTCCACGGTCGCAGCAGTATGGTGAGTATAGATCGAGTCTGGCCCGTCAAAGTGCGGCCAAGTAAGAATCATCTTGGTAGGCTTAGGAGCGTTGGAATATAACTCGCGGCAGTCATTATAGAATCCGCAGGCGGTTTTGAAATTCTCGGCAGCGACGTTGGCTTTTTGTGCCACACAACGAGCAAGAGCACCGGGATGCGCAATACAGTGAGCTTGGCCGAGGCCGGTCGAGAGGAGAGAGATTCCCACACGGCGAGCTTTGAGGAAGGTAATGTAGAGCCGACGCTTCTTCGCGAGGTGGACCTTTGCCATCTCGAAAACTTCCTGTTGCTGTGGACGGAGAATGAAGTTAGGGAAGTGTCCTGCATCTCGGTCACGGATCACAAGACGAGAGAAGAATTTTTCGACGTGATTTAAGTCTAACGGAATAGGCCATCTCCTTAGCGATTGGGCTTGTCCGCCGCGACAACGGCTGACCCCTTGATTACAACTCATTCTGCTGCCGGATAATCCCCTGGCATGGCCAACTGTATGCTAATCGGCATCATCGAGGAGTGGTGTGGCTGACCGAGGAGAATGTCGGCTCCGGCTGCGAGCAGGGCGCGTTCAGTGGGAGATGGACGGTAGCGAGTGAGTGAGATGTTGGAATCGTCGGAATAGGCAACGCGGGCGACGATGATCGGGTAGTATTCCTCTTGGCCGAGCGCGATAACCTGCTCAGCTTCAACTTCGGCGACGGTCAGGACGGGGGAGACGGATTCCATATCTAGCTCACCTTCTTGAATAAATTAAGTGGGTCAGGCACACCGGAGGGCAACAGCAACAACTCACGATAACTCCTAGTCGCCGGATACTTCCGCAGGAATTGTCGTACCACACCCGACCGAGGATACGAAGCGTACTGCGGCCATATTTCACAGATTGTGGAGTAGAGCTGGTCAGTAGGCGAGGGGTTAAATCTGGACATCACTGCACCTTCTTCAGCACCGGCGCATTCAGATCGGTGACGATCCGGTTCACCCCTTCAGTCTGCTGGTCGATCACCGAGAGCGCTTCAAGCAGGTCCTGCCTACTCGCCTTCTCCAACCCGCCGCGGACAAGCAGGACCGGGTTGGCGTAGGGCGTGAAACCAATTCCCTGCTGGGTCATTTCGAGAAAAGTCGACATGTCAGTCTCATCCCGGACGATGATCAGGTCTCCGGGGGCGAGCGAGAGCTTGGCGACTCGATCCTGCATCAAGGCGATGTGGTCCTTGCGATCAGGCATTGGAATTTCTTTCGTCAAACATCCGCAAGGCCCGCTGTCTCCCCTGTTCGCTGATTATCTCGTCATAGTCCATCTCGGCCGAGTCCGGGACATGCCGCAGAGCCAATACACGGCGCGACCCAGTTATGCAGAGGATGGACGAGTAATCGGGATGTGAAGAAGAGAATTCAGGGTCATATACGGTTCCGACGATAGGCTCTTCTGGAGAGTTATACATTACCTGACCTCCGCAATGTCCTGCCCATCGAATCTCTTCTGATCACGCAACTCCTTGGGCAGCATCTTCTCACGGTTGCGCTCGCGAACGCACATTGGGCCACAGAAATGGTATGGCATCGGAATTCCGGTGTCAGGGTCCACATCCGCCCCTTGCATAATCCACATCGACTTGTGCGCCTCATTCAAAGTCTTGCCGCAGCCGCTGCACCGCTCGGTGTTGCCCTCGTCGATACGCGACTGGAGAGTCTCGGCAGCGAGGTTGCACTGATGGCGCATCTTGGCAAGCAGTTCCAAGCCAATGGCGACCGGGATCTTGCGGAAGTAGGCACGGACCTCGATCTCCTTGGCTTCGAGCGAGAGCCAGGATGCTATCGCCGCGGCACGCATGGAGGAGTATTGGTTGCGCGGGGTAAGAGAGTCGGGGATGGCAGGGATAGTCGATGCCGAGCCGGCCAGATCGTCCAGTTCCAACGCGCCCGAAGCCTCGGCCTCTGCGCGCTGGGCTTCGAGGGGAGAGGCGAACTGACGAGTGGGCGCGGCAGGACGAGCAAGGACTGGCTTGCCAGCGGGAGCAGATCCTATTCCCTGCGTTGGTTGACCGGCGGTGACTGCGGCGAGTCGGGACATTGGGTATGTTCCTTTCGGTTCAGGTTCTGGTCTGTTGGTTATCTACGAGAAGATTAGTTTGTCGTCACAGATCCGTCTGGATTGATATGCACGTTAGGCTCCTCCGGCGAATCCAGAATCGCCTGTAACGACTCGACAGTTGGAGCTTGGTAGCAGGCAATAGACAGATTCATCGCCATTACTGTCTCACGCAGATGACGCATGGCGGCTGTCTTGTCGGCACAGTCAGGAACCACACTGTTGAATAGCTCGGCTAGTTCCTTGGCTTTGTTGCGAACGTTGTTATAGGTCACGACTTGTTCGGGGCGAGGAGCATGGTACTGGAACCAGTTGTCTAGGTCAGCTTGTCTCATTTTCTTCTCCTTTGGGTTAGTAAGTCTCCTGCTCGCGCCGCGCCGACTCTTCAGGGGTCAGCGGCGCACGCGGGTCTCCATAAAGGTGCAGCATCAGTTCCGACCCGCGAGCGACTCGCTGCCAGTACGCCTCCTCGGTGCGGAACTCTTCGCGCGAGGCGAGATGGTCGTCCATCTGGGGGCAGAGCTTGCCCGCCACGGCCATTTGGATCTGCACGGCGCCGGAGCCGAGTTCGCGATACTCGACCAGCTCGTACTTGCCGTCGCGCGTGCGGCGGTGGGCAGGGTCCCAGTCGAAGGCGGTGGCGGCGGCTCGGCGGCGGGCGGCGTCGAGGGAGAGTTCGCGGAGGAGGTCGAGTTCGCGCTGGGAGCGGGGGCGAGGTCGCTGCGGGCCACGAAGGATCTGGTTGCGGGCGGCCAGGTCACGCCTGACCTCGCGTTGGTAGAACTGGTCGGTGAGCACGCGGACGGACAGCCGGTGGTTCACGTCGCGGCAGGCCTGACAGCCGAAGACGTGGGCGTGATCCTTGGTCTGCAGGTAGATCATGCGCGCCGGCAGGCCGCGCGGGTGCTGCGGGTTGGTACAGTGGGGGAGCGCGGAGTCGGGGAGAATGGCCATCCGGTTTGCTGCCTCCTTGGTTTGCAACTTTACTGTACCAGAACTTGAACGCGCTGGCCTATCTAACTTTCAGACTCCGGTCCCAGGTCTTCACTGTCCCCTGACCCTGGCAAACTGGGCAGGCCCCAGCGAATCCTGCCTCACCTGCGATCTGACCGCCGCCGCCGCACCGTCCGCAAGGCCGGCCAGTGGCAGCGAGTTGACGAGGCTCTCGCCTACGAGGCTTAGATACTTCGGCAGGAATATCAGCGGGTTCAACCTGGGCCTGCACTGCCTGCTGGTGCTGGAACCGCTGGTCCTCGGCGAGGCGGGCCGAGTCCTGCTCGGCGGCAGCAGCTTCGGCGACGAGGCGGTCCATCTCGGCTTCGGCCAGTTCCGGCGCGGGCGGCGCGGCGGCGTCCTGGTAGATCACTGGTTTGCGACGCGAGGGAGAGGGGGTGGGGAGCTTGACCGGGTCGTTCGGGCCGGGGGTGGGAGAGGGGGACTCGCCGGTGGCGGCCTCGCCTGTGCGGCCGGCTGCAAGGTCGGCGGCGAACCGATCCTGAATGTCGGCTGGCTCGGTGGGTGTGGCAGCAGGCGGCGCAGCAGAAGATTCGGTGGCTGCCTTATAGCGAGCGGCTACGGTGGCGTAGGTAGTAGGAGTGCCTGTTGCCGCTGCCTCCTGCCCGTTCCCCTGACGCTTCAACACCTTCATCTCGCCGTCGGTGATCACCGTTATCTTGTGCACCGAAGCAGCCAGAGGCAGGATCAGCTGCGCAGCTGCCTTGCCGACCGGCCCGGTCGAGTTGATGATCCAGTCCCCGTCGTCGATAATGAGGGAAAAGGCAGGGCGGATGGATTCGATTTCCTGGCTCATTGATTTATAGCTCCGATCAAGCAAGAACCACGTGGATGGCATATCTGAAAGGAATTCAGATAACGAAGTCTATCTCCCTTGTTCACAATTTGTCTGACTCTTTCCTGACTCACCCCGAACAGTTCCGCCGCACGTTTTCTGGACATTCCGGCATAGTGAATGAGAAAGTAGATGTCCACCGTTCTCTTGGTGGATGAACTTTCTTGGGAGTCGCTTCTGCGGACGAAACGCCGGAATAGACGCTGTTTTACGGCGTTGCGATGCAAGCGAGCAATGATGGATTGGTCGAGAAGAGGGGATTGAACCTTATTCATGATTGACGCCTCGTTTCAAGTACTCCTGCAACTTCGCATCCACCTCGTCGTCGGAGCAATCAGCCAGACTCAGCTCCGGCGCCTGCTCGCTCGCCGCGCCATGGCTGACGCACTCGGCAAGCTCATAAGTCGCAGCGTCCCGGTGCAAGTCGACCAGTTCAGCGGCGAGCGGACGACCGTCCTCAGCGACGTTCATAACCTGGAATTCTCCGATGCCGTCGATCGACTCCCAGTGCGCGCTCACGCTGGCCAGATCAGATTGCTTCCGGCTGCCTGTAGCCCACTGCGACCAGCCGCCGCGCCCGTTCGGATAGAGGGTTGTGTCGAGCCAGACTTGGCGGCCAGGCGGGTTGCGATAGAACTGACCGTCCTCGCGCTGGTAGAAATCTCCCTTGACGCGCTCGGAGGTAGGGAGGGATTCGCGACGGCGCAGGGAGGCGAGGGCTTCGGCACGGAACTGCTTGCGCTGCTCGAACCAGTCGCCGACGCGCTGCACGGCCCGCGCCGGGTTGAACAGAGAGTCGCGGTCAAACACTGGGCACCTCCTCGGCAGGCACTCGTGCGGCGGCCATCGCGGCGGCGATGTTGCGATGGCGGATCTGCCTCTCCAGGCTGGCGAACCGATTGTTGATCTTCACAACGCCCGGATCGTGGATCGAAAGCGCACGCTCCGGGTTATCATCGACGAAGAGTTGACAATCCTCGAATATGTTCAGCCCGGCGGCGTTGTAGGATTCGAGCGGTTGGGTGCGGAGAGGGTCGTTCCAAGCCAGTTGGCCACGGATAACCTCCCCCACCCAGAAGTCGTCCCAAGGATAGTCAAGTTTGGGCGCGCGCAGGCCGAAGCCGATCTCTAACTGGTTCGGCCAGTCGGCAAGGTAGTCCTCGCGCCAGGTTGCGTCAACGATCCGCTGCATGGACTTGCGCGAGAGCCAGATTCCCGTTCCGCCATGAAAGAAATCATAGTAGGGCATAGCGACTTTGAACGCGCCGCCGAGACGGAGCGTGCAAGGCCAGTTCCCGCAGTAATCGAAGGCTTGCAGCCCGGCCTTGAGGATGCGATCCGGCCAGAACCACGTATCGCACATAGCACGCCAGAGGAACTGGGCACCGAGGTCCAACGCCCAGCGGCAGGCGGCCTGGTCTTTCAGATGGAGGTGAGTCTTCAGGTCGGAACCCGATGTGTGCAGAATCTCCTCGTCACGCAGCCCGGTGTGGTCCCAGTCTCCCTCGCGCGGTGCATCGCCGAAGACAAACTTGTAGGGGATCGGCGAATCTTTGAGGAAGGACTGCTTGGCAACTTGGCGGTAGTGATAGCGAGACGGGTGGTGGGCGGTTAAGATTGCGGCTACGACGATGGGTGGGGGCATCAGAGGTATCTCCTTTTCAATTTCTCATACAGCGAGTCGGGCGGGTACTCCGCGTCGGTCAGGAGCGAATCACCAGGGCGCAGGCCAAGGTCGAACCCCTTGCCGGTCGAGTCGCTCGGGCCGTGGTTCCACGCCGCGTGAAAGAGGTGGATCGCGTA